ATATCCATATTTTCTGATGCGTATAATAAATGGGGAAAGAGTAGTCGCAGATTGCCCATGTGGCTTATCAAAAAATATTGCCTCAATTTCACTTACAGATCCACTGGTAGATGTTTGTATGCCAGTCTGCAAAAGTGAGTTTGTATCATACACTGCAACAAGTGCATCGCTTAGTCCAACCCCACTGGAATCAGTAATCTCATAGTTAATAGATTTACCTTGCTTATAGTTACCTTTGTTATGAGAAATTTTACCATCTGCGAATGTGGTACAATCTATAAATTTAAAATTTAAATTAGGAGACGCGGCCGCTTGAATTATTGTAGTATTACTATCTGAAAATCTACAATTTTTAAAAGTAGCATCAAAATTTTGATATGCCTTAATGGCCGTATTGTTCTCGTAGAAGAATACATTATCAATGTCCCTAGTGGGAGTTGTTGCTGATGACCATGCATGACCTCCACTACTATTGCCAGAGAGCCTACAGTCCACAAGCTCGGTAGCTGAGCTATAAAATCTGCCACCAATGTCACCATCGACAATTGTACCAATCATGCGGAGTGGGCCACCTGCTCTGATGAATAGAGGATTAGCCCCATGACTTGCTTCAATTTGACATCCATAGAAATTAAGTATTGCTCCTAAAGCATCATATTCATCTGCGGAGTCACCATTTGCTTTTACACCAAAAATTAGTTTGTTTTGATTCGTGCTACTTAAAGCCAATCGGCAACCCTGTGTGGTTTCAAAAGAATCATTTGCTTCACCACCACTTAATCTGCCAAACTGGACTGCACATTCAGTTCCCACTTTAAATGCTGATGGACTCCATTGAACTGTATCCTTATTCATCATCCCAATGGACTTGTCCACATCAGCAAGGAATGCTCCACTGATTAATTTCCACTCACGATTTACAAACTCATAATGTGTGCCACTATTTCGTAATTTTCCTTGGTCATTAATAGCAGTATTTATGTCCTCAAGGTTACTCGACATTCTGAACTCAGAACCACTCGGAGGGGCAGACGAAAATCCACCATCTCCTACTGTTACAGATGTAGAATTTGCACTTTCTATATAACGAATTTCCCATGTTTTTGTGTCAGAAGTATTTGATCTCCACATGAGAAATCTACCTGCATCACCAGTCGCAGGAGCATCACCACTTGCAAAATTTATCACACTTGTAGTTGATCCGCTTCCGCTAGTAAAATTCTTGTACGCACCACTAACTTCTATTTGAGATGTATTAGGTTCAGTAATCGTAGCACTCATGCGTAATCCTTTTCTATGCTTTCTAGGTTGCCACTTTGATCATAAGCTAAAGTCTGAGTTAGTTTAGTATTACTCCCATCTGTGACCACAATGCCAGTCAGTGATCCAGATGTGTAAGTCAGTGTCTTTACCTTAATCAAAGTCGTTTTAGTATCATCCACCCAAGTTGATATGCTCGAAACATTGCCACTGGAATCATAAGTTATTTCTGAGTAGTTATCATCTCCAGCCAAGTCTTGGAAACGATCAGAGACATGACTGAACTCCTGCCCAACCAATGCACCAATCTGTCCAAGAATATCAGACATTATTTATTCGCATTAAATTGAGTCTCAAAGGATGCATAATTGCCCAGAGAAACTTGGTTAATAAGAATTGCAGATCCACTTGGAACGATAACTTTCTCTGCATCCACATCACCCACATTTAACTTTGCATCAGCACTTCCTTTTTTCAGTGAAAACAGATCATTGGTGTCATCCCAGATTACCTGTGCTTTGTCATTACCAGACCCTCTGTTTACTTGCAGTCCACCAGTCTGTGCAGTCTCATTGCCAGTAGAAGGTGCAAGATTAACCTCAATAATATTATCCTCTATCTCAACTGTCTGAGTGTTAAGAGTAGTAGTCGTTCCATTAACTGTAAGGTCTCCAGAAAGAGTTAAATTCTGTGCGGAAACATTACCACTAAATGTCGCACTAGTTCCATTTGTTGCTAATGCAGAAGTCTTGGTTTGCAGTGCAGTAATGTCAGAGTCATTACTCTGGATGGCAGATGTGTTTGCTGAAATATTTGACGAATTAGTAGAAATAGCACTAGCGTTATTTGAGATGCCAGTGGCATTTGATGAAATACTAGAAGTGTTTGAAGTGACACTTGCTTGCAATGTGGAAAGTGCAGACTGAGTTGCATATATGTTTCCTAAACTGACCTTTAAGTTACTAAACTCAGTTCCTACTTTTTCTCCAATTTTACCTAAGATATCTGTTGCTGGCATTTTTAATTTCTCCTGTTATTTGTTGGCATCAAACCAAATTTCAAAACTTATTTCGTCTCCATACTCTGAGCGAATCTCATCCATTCCTGCTTGGTCAATGTAATCTAAATCTACCCATGATGTGAATCCATCACCTACCTTCATGCGAATTTCATTCCCATCGAACTCAACTCCTACCTCACCTTGATGTAGGGCAGGATTGGCATTATTCCATTCACTAGTTGTCCCTCTGCGTAGCTGAATCCTGCGAACAGTCATGCTACACCTCCATCTATATCAAAACCTGCAAGATATGTAGAAGCAGGGAATCCACCATCAATAATGGCATCTATAAAATTATTTGAAGCGACTGCAACCCACTTACCTATGTTGCTCTGGTATTGTAAGGTAGAAAGATCTTGTGGAGATGTTGCGTTGACATCTGTGACATCATCCAGTGCCACTGGTTGCTGAACTGGTAGACCTGTAATTGTGCCAGTAAAACTAGCACCATTGATTGCTACATTCTCAAAACTTGCTCCAGTAAAATCTACCGCAGACAAATCGATTTCTCCAATTTCGACATCTGGTGTAACTGCATCTTCAAATTGGTCTGGGTAAAATTCAACTCCTAGTGCAGGTGTCTTGGATGTGACTGTTGCTTTGTTACCCATTTCTGAAATTAGCTAATGCTTTCCCTGCGGAAACAAATGCTTCCATGCTGACGGACTTCACCTTTAAATGCCCACCAGTGTTATTAACTTCTACAGATGCCGAATAACCCCTCTGGCGAGTGCTAAACCTGCTTAGATTATTTAATGAATCCTCTTCTGCATATGACTCTTTACAGAGCGTTGTAGAGTCTGGAGATTTAGTAAGAGTTCTAATTGTTAAGGCAGATCCCTCTTCTGCTGAATAACTGATAGTTCCACGAACAAACTTCTTAACATCTCTAGTAGACATCATGTAGTCTCTGGTGCGAACTTTTGCTAAGATGGAATTTCCATCATCAGTTGCACCTGTCTCATACTTGTAAACTTTTTTATCGCTTAATAAATACAACTGGTTGTCGATGGAATTAATATCTCTGATCGCAAAAAACTCATCTTCAAAAGTATCAATTGATACCCATGTACTCATTAACGAGTCGTATATCGCAATTGCATTTAATTCACTGGAACCATCAATAGGCAGACAGAAGTACACCCTATTTTTGTGGTAATAAACAATAGACTTACGAATGTATTCCAAGTTCACCCTCTCCATAAATGGAGTGATTGGTTTGCTTAGTGGTTCTTGGTCTAAAGTTACTTTTGAAATTGCTATACCCAATCCTTTGGCTGGGTCACTGGAGGGCACTAGAACTTGGATATTGCCCTCAGATGATACGAAGTATGTATAAGATCCATTCTGGGTAAATGCCCTATGCCCTGCTACTCCATATTGCCTTGTGATCTCATAGTTTGTTGAACTAGCACCAAGGGCATGTGTGTTGTTAATTAAATGGATGGAATTTTTACATAGGACCAAAATTTGGTTTTCTACGAAACTAGAAAATCCCATGATTACATCAGCAGTTCCTTTGTTACAAAAATATGTATTAAGGTTAACGAACTCGTTTAGTTCAAACACATCCGAGAAAGCAACTGTAGTTGGCGAGTCTTCGTAGTAAGGAACAACCAAGCGATTAGAAAAATAATATCCAAATGGAGCATTAGGGCAGACGAAATCAACTGCGGTATCTGTTGATGTTGAAGGTAGATCTATTACTCCTTGCCCAGTGACATCACCATCAAATGTTCTGGGTCTATTGTCTTTGCAAAACAAAATGATTTGATCAAAAACTTGCAGACCAAAAACTTCATCGTCATCACCATATGGATCTGAAAATTGTTCGTTAATTTGCGACTGGGTTTCCCATTTTATATCTAGTGCATCCCAGTTGTTTTCGTTTTGTTCATACTTATCAATGCGAACTGCATTCTCTCCAACTCCAAGCAGTTTGTCATTTGTGACAACAATGAGATCCTCACGATTGTCTACTGGGTTTAGAAATTTTACCAGTGCCTTTCCACCAGTTACATCTGCAAATTTCTCCAGACCTTTGCGTGAAGAAATTACACCTTGGTTGAATCTTACATTTTCTGCCTCCTGCACAAATCCAGCTTGAAGCATAGTAGGCTCAGTCTGCTGATCTAGTCCACGAAAAGCAGGATCTCCATCCTCGACAAAGGGATCATCCAGTTGTCCATATGACCTAAATTTTGCCATGTCTTCCCTCTAGTAGTCTGTCTAGTTTAGATTCTATATTATCTAATCGCTTGAACAGACTTTCGTTTTCAGCAGTGTTCCTTGCCATATCAACTTCTAGCTTATTGATCCGCTTGTCATGTTGGGTCAAAGAATTGAATGCACCTTTGAGAACAAACCCACCCATTGCAATGAGTAGACCTGTGATCAATTGGAATATAAAATTAATGTCCATTACTTATCGTCTTGGACTTGGTCCGAAATAGAATCCAAGAATAGCACAAAGGGATGTTTGTCCCATATAGGCGAGGTGCCCAGAAGAGAGGATGATTGGATCTTGCGAAGATGGATAGGAGAGGAGTCCGAATAACCACTCGGTCCTACCCTCCCCTGTTGCATTTGTGATTGAGATAAATTCCGCTTGTGGGAATACGGTGCAGAGGAGGATGCACAAGCAGTAAGTGCCAATACCACAAAAAGCAATAAACCTGCGAGTGTAAGAAACAGACTCTGAATCACCGTTTTCAGAAAGCTGCTTTTGGAGTCTAATGAAATTATCATTTGCTCGACTTTCGCGCGCGAGTTCAAGCTCATGCTTTTGCCTTTTATTTTCAAATATAAAGCCAAACACACCTTTGAGCATTGCACCCATAGCAGTGCTGCCTCCACCCGTAAGAAGCATAAGCAAGACCTCACCCATTTCACTCTACCCTCCCAAACCTCATGTCTTCTAGTAACTCCTCATGTTTTAAAGTTTGTTTCTCTAAAACTTTAATACGCATGAATTGTTCCATATCGTCTGGTAATGCTCCAATGGTTCCCTTGGGCCAATTTTCAACAAAGAAGCTATTGCGTTCAACAGAATGCTTGAGTCTTTCTATTTCAAGTTCTAATGCACTTATTTGCGCCATAATTGAAGCACCAGACCACACGCAAAAAATAACTCCACCAATTAGCTTTAAGGCAAAACCAGTATTGGTCTTTAGGCTGGACTCTTCTGTAATTCCTCCGCTCATAGCATCACACAATCCCACCCCTCAGATGAAGAGTGGAATTGCCTAACCTCAACAAACATTTTAGTCTACTGAAACTGTGAATCCGCTTGTGGGGATCTTGAAGATGTCACCATTCTGGATGTCAGCAGAAGTGTTTAATGCTCCATAGACAAGCAGGTTTCCAGATGTTGCAGAATCGTAAAGACCCACATGTGTGACTGTTCCCCAGTTAGACTGAGCATCATTGAATGTAAATGCTCCAGAGTTGCTCGCAGATCCAGTAGAACCTACTGAGAAATCACCATGTCCAGTTGATCCTACTTGCACCCTTGCGTAATTAGTTCCAGATACTTCTGTTCCTCCACTAGAGTCGCTTGGTGCTGACTTTAGCAAACCAATGTATGGTTTTGATGAAAATGTAGCATTTCCACCTCCCAGCATTGCAGTTAAAATCTTTGTTTCTAAATAATCAGTTGCTTGACTCATTTTTTTCCTTTCTTACAGTGCTGAAATTACGAAAGCTAAAAGCTCTTCGTAACGAACACTTAATGTCACTTGCTTAGTCCAGCCTTCTTTTTCTACTGAACTGGTACGATCATCTGCTTGAACAATTTTTTTCTCATCATTTTCAACAACTTTTTCTTGTGGGTCTGGATTTAACCACTCTGTTGTTCTGCAAAGTATTCCATAATTAAAACCATCAAGACCTTCATCAATAAATGCTTGCTCGACCTCTTGAGCAATCACACCAACATGATATCTCGCATTGTCACCTTTTGCTTTTACTGCACTTTTCCATTTGTACTTTTTAACCAAGCCTTTCAATGCAACCCCAACTCGTTTTTCTGCTTCATCAAGAGATTCAATATCTTGTTTCAAGCGAACATCAGATGTTGAAACTGAAGTGTTAGTTGCATACACTTGATTCCACCTACCACTTGAAGTGTTATTACCAAGGTCTGGTTGCTTGCCTAGTCGAGTCTGCATGACTCCTTGATGAACATGCAAAGCTACATTGCTCGCAGATCCAGTTTGCCCATTCCAGCCAAAATACATTCCGCACTGAAACTCAGAATAACCAACACTAAATAGATCTAATTTTTGCCTACCATCAGTAAATCCAAAATTAGTTGCACCAAATTTATCTGGTGAAGTTCCTCCATTTGTACTATTGGATTCGGGGGGGAGATTAAGTACATCAGTAATGTAATCTCCAACACTAAGACCAGTCGTAACGACTTGTGAATCTGATATATCTTCTGCGGTTGCTCGTTTACCAAGTGCGAATTGAAGTAGTGGGTAGTTGTGGCCGTTTAGTGTAAGTGCAGTAATACCATCAGTACCAGTTTGGTAATTAGTATTCATAATTCCAACACTAGCAAATCCTTCACCTATTCCGCTCCAAAAGTAAGCACCACCTTTTGTCCAAACATTTAACCTTGGTTCTTCATCATTACGAAATATGCTTTTTGGGGGTCTAGCTAATGACCTTATACCCACATACGATCTATTTGTGCTGTCTCCGTATTCAGTATTATTTGGATCAACATGAATTGCTGGATGTATACCTGTTGCCCCTTCATTATAACTTTCTGCGGTTACAACCTTAAACTCTGGCAAACTTGTTGGTGTGCCAACATTACTAGCATCTCCAATTTCTACTAATTTAGTGGACGCATCATCTTCTACTTTCAAGATTTTATCTGTGTCACTAATGTGAGATGAATTTACTGAATCAGTAGTAAGTGATCCACCAGATCCAGATGCTCCACGAAGATCTCCAGTAGAAAATCCTAATCCATCATTAGATGTGAAAGTAACCACACCAGTCGAGGAATTGTAATTACCTCCAGTGAACCCATCTCCATCTGTACCATTAGTTCCATTGGTTCCATTGGTTCCATTGGTTCCATTAGTTCCATTAGTTCCATTGGTTCCATCTGTTCCTTTTTGGGCAAGCAATCCCCAATAGGTAGTATTTGTTGGTGCATTGCCAGTAGATGATTGCTTGGCAATATATGAAGATCCATTAAAGAAAACTACATCATCTGCCACATATGCAGTAGATCCAGAATAATTACCTCTGTAGTCTACATGAGGGACTCCAGTGACATTTCCAGTGACATCTAAAGTCCCAGCTACTTGAACACCAGTAGTAGAAATTTTAAGTGCAGATGAAGTACCTTCCCCATCTTCCACTGTTGACATTGAACTGGTCACTCCAGTGTTATTATTAGTAGACACTTGTAGTAGATCTTTATAAGTGTCCTTGATTGCTTTTCCTTGCAAGGTTGCCATTTTTTTATCCTCCCCAGTTTAGAATTGAGACCTGCCAGCGACTAGTATTGGTAGACCACAAACTTTGTATTTTTGTAAATGTGATTTGATTAGTTGATAAATTAAATTGTGAACTTGTGAGACCCTCATGCAAAGTCCCTCCAGCATTACCCCAGTCAACATCTGCATTTTGCCATTGAAGCGTAGATTCATATCCTGCTGATCCTGCTGACAGGTTGAATCCAAATGATGATGATGCATTCCTATTATGCACCTGTGCAGTGTAAGTGTCCTGCTGGTCTGGTGAATCCCATAGAACATCTGCATTTTCCCAAAGAAGATCTGATGTCCATGTTGCAGTACCAGCGACCAATTTAAAAGTAATTCCAGTGCTGACATTTTTATTATGAATACGAAACCCACTAGACCCAGCCCCGAAAGAAAAACTCTGCGATATATTGCGCTCAACAAGTGTAAGTTTTTCGCTTCCAATTTGCCCTCTAATATTGGCATGTATGGTAAAGAGTTTAAATTCACTGGTACTGGTTCCTGTCTTTAATCTAAATACGCTAAATTCTACTTTTTTTTTTAAGTCGAATGCTATATCAACATCGACTCCTCTATGGTAAAGTGTAGCTATTTTCTCATCTGTGGGTTCTGTATATACATTACCTTTTACAGTAACCCTCCTGTACGGTTCAGAGAATATAGTTCCAGCCTGCCCTCGGTCCTGTTGGTGATTTAATTTATCGACCTCACGAACTAGCAAATCAAGGGCTTGCAGGTCTTGCAATTGTGCTTTCTCATGCTGACCATCTGCCACTAAAAACGAACGATAAGCATATGCTTTTATTGCAGGAGCCAAGAAATTTAAAACAGGATTTTCTGGAGTATTCTCAGAATATTCTGGTGCTTCTTTACGGTAACGCATCCAGATAAAGTTAACTGTCTCTGGAGTCTCTACATAAATGCCCTCGGCACCCTCTACCCAGTTCAATGGGGTTGTATCTTCATACCGTGGATCTTCAGTGTGAGCGGAAATCATGGTGCCAATGACATTCTTGCCTGCCTGCTCGTAATCAATAACACGCTCAAATTTAGTCTCAATTTCCATGAAATAAGTTCCATCTTTTGGAGTTATTTCATCTACAGAATAATTGACTCCTCTTAATCCGCTCGGAGTAGTCCCATTTAATTGCTTAATGCAAAGGTATGTCTTTTCTTCATACTCAATCTTAGCACCAACATAATAAACCCCATCTTCTCTCCATTCTTCGTTTAGATCAAAGTCACCTATCTCATGCCATATAAATTCATCTCGTGGATTTTGACCTTCCGACCATCTTCCATTTTGATCTTCGTAGTTTTCCTGTTGCTCCTGCCAATCACTTTCTTCACCCTCATTATTTGCCCACTTCCTCCAGTACCTACCTTTGTAGAATACTTCATCTCCGATTACATAGTCTACACTCTCATCGTACTCTGGGCGAAAGTATCTAATTTCAGTTACAGTAGCTTCTGGCCAAGGGTAATAGTCCCAGACATACTTGCTGGCATCATTTACATATTCGCTAATCATTACCTTCTCATGATCAAGAAGGTTGCTAGGATCTATCCCAGCGATTGCTGCGATGCCTCGCTCAATCCTAGAATAAGGGATGCTACGCACCTCTATATCGCTAGTTTTGCTGACTTACTATTGATGGTGACTAAATCCCCAAACCGCTTTTCTAACCAGTTTAAAAAACTTTTATCTTTCCAACATTCGTAACCCAGCTTGCCTCCCCAGAAGTGATATACCTCTGGACAAACTTTCATTCGTAATCTTCCAAATGGAAGGTTTTTCCGTTCTCCACCAGAGACCCTTTTCTCGGCCTCCATAAGCTTCTTTTGTTCACTCTCGGCACCAGCAAGCTCGGTACGAAAGATATCCGCAAGACTACCCCAGATGTCTCCCGTAAGGTTTTCCTTACCTATAACTATTTCTTCCGTACCAAGCATTGCTAGACCGAATGAATGAAACTAAATTAGCTTAATTTGTATTTACCGTGATCCAACCCACCAGAGTAGGATTTCAAGGAAAATACAGATTCGATAATCGAACGAGGTCCACCCCCTAAGTCTGGAAGTTCACGAACGCTAGTCTCTTCAGCGAATGCTACTTCAAGCTGGGCCATATTAAGAATGAACAATGTGTTTTGTCCCTCACTGGCATCATATGCACTAGAAGTTCTTGCATCCTGCTCAAGAAAACTTGACAGGTTAAGCGTGATTGTACCGAAGTCGCTGTCTATGATATCAACCGCAGCACTCAAACGACCTTCGTCAGTATCTCTGTTAGAAACGACAAGGTTGTTTGTACGAGGTGTAAACAAGGTGAAGTTAGAAATGGTTTTCTTAACTTGCGTACCACAAAGACCATAAAAGGTTTTGTCGGATTCACCAGTTTGCTCATAGATGCTTTGAAGGATGTCACGAAGATCTTCTTCCTGTGCAGCAGCAGCACCAACAGTTTTGATTGATCCAGCAGGAGTGCGGAAGTCCGCAGGTACTGGAAGAGTTGCTTGTGCAGAAGAATTAATCCACTTACCAAGACCACGGGTCTGATATGGTGAATTGGAAGTTTCCTGTGCAGTTTCCTGTGATGAACATAGAGTCGCTTCAATATCTCGTTTTGCACTTACGAGTGCTTTAGCGATACTGTTTGCCATCTCTTTTTTGTAACCGACTCCAGCGATATCGGAAGTCATGTTAGCTAAACGAGAGACTTTAGGCACTCTGCGAGCATACTGAAGATACACTGAACACTTAGTGCGATCATCATAATTTTCAAAATCGCTTGCGCTAATATCTTCACCGTCAATTGGAAGATTGTCGCTAACTCCAGATGTGTATGTTGCAGTGCGGACTAAGTTGTCTTTATGCTTGTCAAGCGGCCATTCAACAAATGAATTTTTTGGTGCAGCACCTTTTTTAACCGCACTCATGAAAGGACAGGACTTTCTGTCTACGATGGTCATGAGGTCAGCGAGTGATTCTTTTTTAAGGGATTGATCCCGTTCTACTATTCCAGCCATGATAATTTTTCTCCTATAATTTTATAACAATGATTCGATGTATGCGGAGGCATCCTCTACCTGCCCAGAAGCTGCTTGTTGTAGGAGTGACTTTTTGTTGGTAGTTTTCTTACGAGTTACAGATGTCGCACGGGAAGGCACTGGTGCCTTTGGTGCTACTGCCTGTTTAGTCGTTTGATGAGATTTCTTTGCATTGATTGCCTTAATTCCTTCAATTGCGTAAGCTACGGTAAGAACTCCATATGGATCTCTTTCGTAGTAATCCTTAATAAATTGATTTGAATTAAGTACCTGCTGGACTTCTTGCATTTCTTGACTGGATTTATCTTTCATCCAATCAAATGTTTGCATGGCCGCCTGCCTGTTTTTTTCTCTCTGTTGTAGTCTTTGTGCTGCTAGTGGAATGTTTTTTCTAAGATCACGATCAGTCTCAACCATAAGCTTTCTTGCCTGCTCATAATCAACATCATGCTCTGCTCCAGTAATGTCGGTGTATTCTCCTCCATCTGGATTTTCCAATAACCATTCACGCAAATGCTCGGCTTCTGTTTCTCTGGCTTGCAGTTCCTTGTGATCCTTAATTCCCTCAAACCTATCCATTCCTTTTGGGTCTGGAGCAGGCTGCGAATCAGACGATGATTCAAGTTCTGCAATCTTTGCCTTTAGTCCCTCAGTCTCAGCTTCGGCTTTATTCCTAGCTTCGATTAATTTACCAATGCGTTTTTTGACTCCATCAGATTCCTCTGCTGGCGGCTCCTGTGGCTCCTCTACCTCTGAAAGCTCAGTGGCTTGAGGTTCCTCAGTTTCCTCTATCTCTTCTACCTCTTCAGTCTCCTCAACTTCAGTTGGTTCCTCTGGTTCTGGTGATGCACTCTCAAAGAACGATGACTCTACTCCAGCGGCCTCGGCAATATCTCCGAAACTGACTAGTCCAGAATCTTCTTTTACTTGATTTTCTTCTGCTTGTACGGGAGCGACCCCTGTTGAATCTGCCATAGGTTTAAATTCTCTGACGGTGGAATACTTACTCGTTGGACCGCAACGGACGGGTTAAATGTTAATCTAAACTGAACGCTCAGTTAACATTTTGCCAAGAGGCATTTCCTAAGTGCATGGAGTTGCATCAAAGGAACCTATACCAGATGCTTCTGGTTAATTGCTTTTGCTCCTCATTCCATTGTGATCCTTTATAAACTTCTAGCTTACCACTCTTAATCAGTTCCTTTAGCAACTGATGGCATCTAGTGATTCCGAATCCAGTTTCCTTACGAAAGTCTCTTGTTGTGAACCAGTCATCACCCTTTGGTTTATTCTCGTTTACAGTCTTTACCTGCTCTAATTTCTTAGCCCAATTTATTGCCATATATATTCTCCATCGAATTTTCTGGCTACATAGACCTGCCAACTTTTGTTTGAGTAATAACCGTAAACCCAGCCTGTCTCATGGGCCAATCGATTTACCTTTGCACGGTTCCATCCCATTTCTGTTTGCGTAAGGCAGCCAGCCGAATACGCTGCCCCTCCCTTGTGCCTTGGAATTGTAAACATTTGAATTGAATGAATATGACCATGAACACAACATCCACCCTGCTTTGCGAAAGTCAGTGCATGTTGCTTGCAAGCGGAAACGGCACCGTGAAAGTAGCCATGAACGAATGTCATTATCCCTAGTTCAAGAACACCCTTGTCCACATTGTAAGGTAGCATCTTGCATTTTAACTTTTTGCATTTGCCAGTGATATCCTTGATTCCAGAACGCGCGGTATCCCGTACGATTCCGACAGAATGCTTTTCTGCCGTTTGCCACAACCTGTCATCATGGTTGCCAAGAAGGAAATAGTGAGGTTCCCAATTATTGAGAAACTCCATACCTGCTTCAACATCGGCCTCCATGCTGGCATTTTTTTCTGCTGGATCTGCTCCCCTCATCAATGGAGAGAAATCAAATAGGTCACCTCCGAATATTCGAACATCTGGCTTAAACTCCTCTGTGAATTTATAGAGGGCCGCAACCGCATCTGGATCTTGCATGTCTCCATGCAGATCACTCGCGAAAACAAAAGACTTCACTAGCAGCCTTTTCTTTTACCCTTAGTAGTTGCTTTCTTAACTTTCTTTTTTCTTGTGTAAGGCATTATCTTTTCTTTCTAACTTTTACGCACTTGTCTTTTCCCTTTTTGGTCCCTGCAAATCGGTATCCTTTCCAGCAGGCTTTACCGTCCGTGCCTCTCTTCTTCTTAGTCCTCGGCATCGTCATCATCCTCCAGATCTATATCGCATTCGAAATCTACCACATATTCCTCAAGCCACTCGTTAGTGTCTTCACGGGCAATTTCTGCGATTCGGTTTTCGTCAATATCTGACTCCTCGACCCAGTATTCCAAGAATGAACGGTGAGCATTTTTGACTTTCTGCTCTGGAGTCTCGTTAACCTTTTTCTTTTTCTTAGGCATTTTTTTCAAAATGAAATTCAGAAACCTTGATAGGTGCATACGGGCAATTCCCGTGAAACTCATGCAGCTTATCATTTACCAAATCCTGCCACTTTGAGTAATCGAGCAGCACATTCATGTTATCCAGTAAATAGGTTGGTTTTAATCCTGCCGCACGGGCCGCAGCCAAATGGTATTCCACTGGGTAACACATGTAATACCAGTTCTGTTGCAGGGATCTTATTTGCATCGAATACTCTGGGTCTGGATCATCAATCTGACACATGTCGCTAACGATTGCTTTTCCACCGTTTTTCAAAACTCTGCTTACTTCTGAGTAAGTATCTATCAATGGGCGGTATCCAATCGACTGATCAAAGATTGCTAAGTCAAATGTATCATTCTCGAATGGCATGTTATCGTAACTACCTTCACCGATTTCAACATTCTTAGGCAGATCTTTGTTTGCTTCTTTAATCTGAGAGTCAGATATGTTTAATCCTGCGAAACTGGCATCTGGCCTTTTGGCGGCCATGTGCTTCAAAGAGGTTCCAATTCCGCAGCCTGCATCGAGAATATTTTTTCTGCTTGGATTTATTTTTCTTCTAGCAAACTGAAGATCCAAATGATCATCAAAATTATTCGATAGCAATCCAGCTTGGAAAACAGAGTAGCCAGCATTTACATAAATGCCACTTACCTTATTCCAATAATCTTTTAAAAAATCTGTGCTTTTACATGCAGATTCATAATGTGCAGTGAGTAATTTAAATTTGTCTGTATTCATTTTTTATATTCTTCAATTCGAGATTTAATTCCAGATATGGCATCCACTCGGCCAGCCGCATGAGCGAATTTAGTGACATCATTTTTTGGGTCCGAAACATCATTAACTGCATCGAGCAGCATGTTGTCTAAGACTGAATCTAATGCCTGCCACAACATTGAGTCCCTGCCCTGCTCGGCAAACACTTTTTCAACTCGATCTGCACTCATGGGTTCTGGATATTTTACTATCGTTGCTTTTTTCTTTTTGCAGAAACAAAACATTAGTAACCTCCCCCCATTACTGGTTTAACACCCACTCGGCCAATCTGTGCATTCTCTTGTTGCTGAATGCCGAATTGAAGATATTTCATACGATTGTCGGCCAGTTGTTTTACAAGCGGACTCTCGGATGCTTTCTTTTGAAACTCCTGTGATTGCTGCATAATCTGCTGGGCGGTCTGCGAACGAAGCTGGAAGTTTACTCCCTCTTTTGGTTGAGGTTCAATTTCGTTCATAATCTTGACCCAGCTATTTTGCTCATCATCAATTTCTTTCTGGGCAGCAGTTTGCTTGTCCATAATAACCTGCTTTGCCAACATTGGATCAATTGATTCTGCAATAATCTCGAGCAGCTTATTTCTATCTAAGGCACCAGTGACATCGAACTGAGTAAGCTTAGTAACCGCATCCAGTTTCTTTTCCATGAACTCTGGATTCAAAGTATCGACTGAGAACCTTAGGGATAAATCAAACCTGCCTTCGATATCTTCTTGTTTCATGGCAATCTCTTCAACTGGACCGCCAGTAATTCTGGCAACAAAAGATGGGTCCAAGTATTGCTGGCACAAAGATAATGCTTGTGAGAATGCTTCTCTCCAAGAATCCAGCCAACGGTTCACCATGCACTGTTGATACAATTGTCGAGCCTCTGGCTTCTCTGGGTTCCCAAAGTACCTTTCTGCATCCATTATCGCAGCCTGCTCGGCCTCCATCGAGCTTTGCGAAAGAGGAGGAGGTTGGAGCCAGCCGACATCATCTGGACGAGATATGGTAATCTGTGATGCAGGAGCCACTAGCAGGTTTAAGCCGCCCCGTCTGGCATTTACCAATAAGGGAGGTATGACACCAATCTGGCTTGCATCATTTCTAAGATCTCTTTGCACCTTTGCTTCATATTGATTAGTAGCAACCAGTTCAGAGATTCCTCTAGAATCAAATATGGACCGTGATAACCGCTCCCGTGCAAACAGGACAAACGGCATTTGATTGTGGCCATATTTTAAAATCTCATGCTTACCATAGAGGTCTGGAACATGTGACGAAAATGCAGTGCAGTAGATGGCAGGAACATTTGTATCTTCATCATAGACCCTATGGTAAGCATAAAAGATTTCATAAAGGTCATTGAAGTCACCTTCTACACCCTTGCCCATTGTATGGACTCCAAGCTGAATGGGATTTCGGTAATCGTATTCTGCTACCCCAGACTGGCCTTCCGATTTTTCCAGAACCTGCTCAACAAATTCCTCATCAAATCCTTCCGACAAAATCTTATCCCGTAGCTCAGTTTCACTTAGCCACTCCCTACGCATAATCACTCTAGCTCGATCTAACTCGGTGCAGTTTGCATCGACAAAAACATCTTCGTAAAGACGGTGGGCAACGAATCTCGGACGGTTTTCATGAATAGTTGGTGTAGGCACCTCCATTGAACCTGTAGCCCTAAACTCTTCTAATGCTTTAGATAATACTTTTTCTTTAACTCCAGCAAAGTGCTGCATGAGCAAACCCATAGCATCCTGCTCCATATCTGGATCTTGCAAGATTGCTAAAATTTGCTGGGCAGCTTGTTCATCTCCACCCTGCTCGGCAACCATCTGTACAACATCTTGTACGGTAAACTTTTTCATCCGCATGATGGTTTCCTGCTGCCAATAAACACCCAAGATTCCAATTGCAGGAGATCCAGAAAACATTTCCTGTGCAAGGATCTCTACTTCCCTGCGAAGTTCTGGCAGCATCCTTTGCTCCAAGAAATAAGCCAAGCAATCTCTCCAGTAGGCTGCCTTTTTCTGATCACTTGTCTCTATTCCAGAGACTGACATATTTGCACGGAAAAAACTCTCCAGTGCCATATGCACATGCTCATTGATTAACCTATCGGCCAATCGCATATGAATATCGCTGGCACCCTCCCATGGTGTAGGCTTATGCCCTAAGTATTCTTCATGCTTGCGGCCATCATCTGGTGACTGACCTTCCCAGCGAGCATAGCGGACATCATCAAAGTCATCTCGCCTGCGAAGATTTCGGCCAGCATCCTCCAAGATGTCGGTAAGCTCAGATTGTAACTGAGCAACATCTGGCTCATTCTGGGCCTTATTCTTTTCAGAATCATATTGATATCTCATGCTGGCACCTCCGCTGGTTCCAACATGGTTTTCTCAATCTCTCGTTTTACGAAAAAAGCCCTTGCACCTTCACGAAAGTACTTGGGCTTAATTACACCATTCTTAATGAGGTTAGTCATTTCATGGTCCGCAAGTCCCAACCAATCCATGACCTCCCTTCGCCTCAATAAGGCCGTTTTAGGTTCATATATTCCTGCCATTGCAGGAAATAGTGTCAGACGGTTAACCCGTCAACTCATTTTTTTCGCTTGCGTAGTCGGACAAGTTTGTCGATGGCCTTGCCCATGCCTTGTTCATCTGTGGAAAGATAATCAATCGTTTCTGGTAAAACACGGGTACGCAACGGCACTCGTCTTAGGTGATCTGGTAGGGGCGGCCTGCCATCTTGATTAGGCCTGCGGCCACCCCATCCCAGTGTAGGTTTGTCTTCGGTTCCCTCGGTCATATCCCATCACTATAGTTCTTGCTTAGTGGGATGCAATGAGCAAATGCTATGATTTTTACTATCTATCAGAACTACATTTCCGTTAGCAATGTCTTTGCAAATCTTCATAACAAACTCATCTTTTTGACCAACCAAGATAGGCACTGCTAAAATTTCACATACTCGTTTTAAAATCTCAGTCTTCATTTTTTATAATCTCATTAAGTTCAGTTAAAGTCATGTCGATAAAACTTTTGTTTTTCGCCACATGCTTTTTTTGTGTCGATTGCCTAGCGATATCCTTTTCCCACTCTTCAATAAAAGATTGCTGCTTGGCATATGCAATCTCTTCCTCTGGGGAATTTGGTAGGTGTGGTATGTCAGTCATTAAAAATGCCCTTTGCTATGGTGAATAAAAAGATGGTCACTGCTATTGCAGGACCGAGTAATATGAGGTGATCGTATATGGTCATAGGTTGCGGATGTTTTCCTCAAAGTATTTGTCCGAGTAGAACAAATCATCATTGAAGCAGTAATATTGGTGGAATTGTAAAGTGGAGATCCAAACATAGATGTACCACTTGCCTGCAATTTTCTGGGGCCGCTCAGTGCCGCCACATGCGATGGAAACACCTTCTGGATATCCAGACTCCCACTGATAGGGGCATTCAATTGGGTTATGAAAAGTAGAAGTAGTCATGGTATAAATCTTATTTATCGGGATACAAAAAGCAAGATAATTAATAATTTTCCTATGTCATAAAATATATTTAACCAGTTCCAACCAGTTCCAACCAGTTCCAACCTTTTGGGTCAATAGGTGGAATAAGGTGGAATAAGGTGGAATAAGGTGGAATAAGGTGGAATAAGGTGTAGAGCAATGTGGAGCAATGTGGAGCAATGCGTGGAGCAATAAAAGCTATACAAAGCTATACAAAGCTA